GAATTATTTAGTCATAATACCCGTTTTTTTATAATTGTTGAGGATAAATATAAATTATTAAAACCAATTTTATCTCGTTTTTGTGAAATTTATGTTCCTGAACCGGTTTTAAATGGAAAAATAATAAATTTATATCAATATAACTTAAATGAAGCATTTAAAATTAAAGATATTAAAACAAACCGTTTAGAATGGCTAAAAAAAGAATTAAAAGTAGTAAACACAAAAATTAGTTTGGAAGATTTAATAAAGCTATGTACTAAATTTTACGAAAAAGCATACACAGCATTAGACATAATAAATATTTTAGAAAATCCTAAATTTTTAGATAATATACTGACTGTAGAAAAAAGATATGAATTAATTATGTGCTTTAGTCGAGCAAGAAAAGAATTTAGAAATGAAAAGCTACTTATATTATTTATATTAAATTTTGTATTTTTAAGTTCAGAACAATCTTTAGAAAATATTAGTTTTATTTAAATGGACGATTTTAATGTTAGTTCTCTTCATGAGTCGCGGAATGAATGGTCTTCTAGATTAGTTACTATATTAACACCTTTAATTATAGATGGTTATAAATCTATTTTAAATGAAGCTATAAAATTATGTAATGAAAATGGAGAAATGGAAAAATATTTAATGACTTTTCAAAATTTTATTTCTAGAATTCCTAAATGGAACGCAACTATAATTGAAACAGAGAGAAAAAGAATTTGCGAAAAATCAGGATGTAATTATTTAGTAGATTTGGTTACTTGCGTACATATTATTCAACTAAAAATATTGACAGCTATGCGTGCAGGACAAAAACAAAAAAAGATTGACATAAAAATACCGAATTTAGATGATTTTATTCATAAAACGTATATTAATGTAGCTAGAAAAATATACAAAAATGTGTATCTCTTCGAAACAAATATACAACCACTTCAAATTCAAAAAAACTATAGAGAACTAGAAATTATCGTCCAAGAAGGTATTTTAAATACATTAAGAGACAGTATTCCAGTAGAAGCAATATTAAAGGCTTATATGGATGAAACAATAGAAGAAAATGTAACCGAAGAAATTAAAGAACAAATTATTGAAGAACAAGTACAAGTTAAACCTTCTTCTGCCGATTCTATAAATAATAGTGGTGAACAACAGCTCCAAAAAAGTAATTTAAAATTTAATGATATTGATTATGTAGCAACTGGTAATGGCAATATAACTAGTGTATCAGCTCCAAAAAATATTGAACGTTTAGAAGAAATTAGCGAAATTAGAAATCAACAACGCAAAGCAGAATCAGAAGGTGATGAAGATTCCAAAATAAAAATTTCAGACCAAAATGTAGAATTAGATATTTTAGATATCCATAATATTGAAGAACCTAAAATAGATTTATTGCCAGATTTGTTAATTGATGATATTGAAATTTTAGAATAATTTTTGCGTAAAATATATTGTGAGTTTTTAACCGATTATTTTAAATGCTAAATATGTTTTTTGTTGCGACGGTCATTTCAATAACTTATTTGGTTGTTAAATTTATGGAAATGAGATTTATTGAAAAAGAAAATAAACCATTAAAACTATTAGTTCGTGATGCTATTTTAGTATATTTTAGCGTTTTAATCGGCCTTTTTGTTTTAGACCAACTAAATCCTATCTTACAAAATGGTGGTGATATGGCAAAAGTTACACCTGTATTTACAGATAATCCAGGGTTCTAAATTTTTATATAAAATTTTATGGTTTTTATATAAATGTATAAATGTATAAAAAATTCAATTCTAATTATTATACTTTTACGAAATTCATTGGTCTTCCATCTTGATATACGTGGAAGTCACCTATTTTTGGCAATGAATTAAAATAAAGTTCATTTTTCGTTACATATGATGGTGTAAGAATATATTCTTCTAATGCTTTACAAACATCAACTACATTATTTACTTTTTTAGGTAATCCGGATTTTATTACCTCTTTAGTTCCAAAAACTTTTTTAAATACTATTTTATCTAGTAATTTTTCCAAAACAGCATATACATTTCCAATGGAAAGTAATTCTGATTTTACAATATTGATTAATCTTAAATCAGCGCTTGTATTTCTCTTTTGTGAAGTTATGTAATCAAAACTACCAGGTGGTATTTCTGGACCTAATATAGAGAACCCAAAATTTTCACCGCAGGCTGGATTACATTCTTTTATTTTACAAATGTTTTTATACGTATCTAGTGATGTCTGCGTTCCATTGTTATAATATGAACGGCCGTAATCTATTATTTTAGCGATATATCTAGAGTTGAATTTAACTGTTTTGCCAGACGTTAAATGGTAATTGTATGTCATATATGCTCCCTTAATTGGTTCATATAATAAAACGTTATCTGCGTGTAAGTCATAATGTGTAAACTGGTCTGCTAATGTTGCGAGCGGCATATAGATCTGATATAAAATATAAGGCATATCATAATTGATAAGGACCAACTGTTCTCCTACACTTGTTATTCGCGAAATTTCACGGATAAAATCCTGTAACGTTTTCGCATCTTTTACGTGTTGTATTAATATGGCAATATTTCTAGATTTTGGACAACCTATAGAATAGTTAATACTCTTCTGTTCTTGTAAACAATCTTTTAAATCTCTTATTGGCATTGTCTTAGAATTTTTAGCAAGAGTCCACGAAGTTGTATCTTTATATAAATATAATCCATATGTTTCTAGAAAACAAGGAAATATTTTGTTTTGTTTGTTTACGAAGTTGATACCCACTTCATATTCATACATTAAATTATCTGAATCTTGTTGTGTACAGGATTTTAATACAGCGTATGAATCATAACTATTTCTACTGTATTTAATTTCTTTAACAAAACCATTATTAGAAACGGCACCTATACCTTTAACTGGTGAAATTGTGTATTTAAAGTTTACGAAGTTGTCGAATAATTCACTGATTTTTTTTACTTCTGTACCGAAAGAAATACACGCTCCAGAATCCGCACAAATAGTTTTTAAATAATTTGCACGCAATTTGCTTTTATTTTTTAAAACGAAGTTGCCAACTTTTTTAAGTGCGTTCTCTCTATCTTGTTGTATTTTTAATTGTTCTTGATATAATCGCTCTTCTTCCTGTTGTTTTAACATTTCATTTTCTAATTGCGTTTTTCTTGTTTTATTTTTTTGCGTTTTATTTAATACGAATTTGCCTATTTTTTTGGAAGCTTCCATCTTTGTTAATTTTCTATTTTTTTTTATCATATCGCAATTTTTGTCTAAAGTATAAAATTTTGATATTCTACAGTACTTTCGTGTTCCTTTTGTATATTGACATAATCGCGATTTTGCTTTACAATCGTCTTCTGGTATCTGACGACATCTTGAAAAACATCTTGTCCTTTTTTTCATTTATATAATATAAGTATAAATAAAAATATTATCTACCCGTCCATACCTTAATTATAAAACGAGGTATTCTATTTCTTTTTATGTCGTTTTCATATTGTTCGTAAGTATACCCCCATTTATGGTATTTCATAATGTTACCAAATACAGATATTCTATTACTTATTTTTGGATTTTCAGTAAAAAATATACAACCTAAAACTCTCTCTAGACAACTTCTATCAGCGCGGCAAAATACTGTATTTACCATATTTGTTAGATTATATTTATTTTCTAAAAAGCTTAAAAACTTATGGCTAATAAATGTTTGAACGCCAAAACATCCGTACCATTTTAAATGAGGCATACCAAACGCGAACTCATTATGAGTTAATTTTTGTTGAATGTCTCCTATATTTTTTAGTGCGTTTGATATTCTTATAGTATTTGTTATATTTTCTTTATCTGGATAAAAAAACCATAAAGGTAAAACATTTATTCCTAATAATTTTTCAAAATTAACACGTTTATGAAAAAATACACTATCGTGGATAATTATAGCATTTTCAAAATACTTATTTTTTATATAATAGTAATAAGGTAATAATTCACCTCTTCCTTTAAAATCCGTTTGTATAATTGTAACATTTGTATAGTCAAAATCAGCTTTTAAAAATTGTTCGTTGCTATTATCATCAACTATAATTATTTTTTTATCTGGATAAAACATTTTTATACATTTTACACAATGGTTCCAGTACCTATTTGTTTTAGCCGAGTTTACGTGTCTAGTAATGATAAAACCATATAAATCCATAATATATATTTTATTCTAATATATTTGTATTGTAAAATAAATGCATAGAAAAAAGTAAAAATAAAGTAAAATAACATTGCGTTAAATTTGAATTGGTATGTTATCTATATTAATAACATCGGTTGGTATTTCCCCCTTGAAGTTAGAGTATTTTTTAAATTCTGGTCTTAAAAGTTGCGCTTGAGGTGTATGGTTATGAACTAAACGGGCAATCATTTTATATAGTTTGAATTCTGGGTATCTATCAGCACCATTATTTTTATATAGCATATTTATTCCTTTATCATCTAAACACCATTCAACAATAAGTTTTTTAACTGGGTCCGTACATTTATTCAATTCTTGGATATCTTCAAAGTCTTCAACTACGTAATCAAATATAGAGCACGCTAAACGGCATAAATCAAAACTAAAATTGGGTTCTAATCTGGGTTTCTTTTCGTTAAAATAAGGTTCTGTATTATATTGTGTTGCTGCGTCTCCTCCCATTTTAAAACTATCACTACAGAAAACGTTACCATTAAATTTATATATACTTCTACCAAAATCTATAATTTTAAATATTTTACCAAAAGTAGGAACTTTATAATATTTTTGTTTATAACAATAATACAAATATTTTTTATCTGTTTGGTTATACATTACATTATTAGTATGAAGGTCATTATGTGTAAAGTTAAAAGCTTTTTGATACGTTATTAATATCATAATAATTTGCATAAAAGCTGAAAACCATTCTTCTGTCGTTAACTCATTAGTTAATATTAAATTATCAAACGTATTCTCACAATTTTCCATACAAATTACTTGGACGGGAAATTTTGGAATTGTCGCATATATTTCTGGTTCTTCTTCGTATTCACTATTATCTTCATATGAATTAATATTACTTTTTTCGTCATCTTCATCCTTGCTATCAGGGCAGTTATCGCAGCTACTATCTTCATCTTTTTCGTCTTCATCTCCTTCTTCAGTAGTATATGATGACCTTGAAGAACACGTAGAATTTGATTTTATTGTTACATTTTTATTTTCATTATTCTCATTTCTCTCTTCATTAAAATCATTTAAATCTAATAAATTTAATTGCGTATCTTCATTTTTATTTTCATTTTCTCCATTTTTTTCTTCTTCGAAAATATCCTCAAATATATCTTCGTTTAATGACTTTATTGACATATTGGATTTTGAACTTATCCCGTGTTGTATAGTAATTGGTTTTAGTTTAGTATCCTCTTCATTAAATAAATATGAGTAATCATCTACTGTAAATAGTGTATTTTTGTTTTTAATAAAATAATCGCTGTTATTTAGATAATCGATGTCATCAAATATATTAATTTTAAAATTATTTTTTATTGATAAAAAAGACCCATAATAGTCTACACCATTTATAAAATTATTATTATGTATTAGATTACTGGATAAAAATAGAAAAAAAGCATCAACATAAGCAGAATTATTTACGTCATAAAATTTATCGGACACATCTTCTTCGTTAGAATTAATAGTTGGTAACGCACATATATTTTCGTTTTCATTATATTTTCCAATAAAAAATTTATAAGGGTCTAACAAAGGTGCCAATTTAAAAAATACTTCTTTATCCTTTACTTTACTATTATTTATATTCTTAATACGACAGTCATAAACATTTTCACTAGCAACAGAGTTGTTTCCAATACTTGATAAATACCATTTGTTATTTAAATTTATATTGTTATAGTTGGTTTCATTCAAAGAGAAAAACCTTTTATAAATCGGTATATAATTTTGAGTACTAGAGAGAAAAAGTGTGTCTGGACTTTCTAAACTTTTAAAAAGTTCTGAGTTTTTCCTTTTTTGATAATTGATATTTATCTTCATTAGCTATTAAATATATAAATTATACGTGTTTTTAACTTATTATATGAACTATATAATTATTATTCATTTTACATTTTGCGTAAAATCAGTATATTTTTTAATTTCTAAAACTATAATAATGACTTTAGAACTTAAAAAGTTTGATATGAAAAGCATTAGTTTTAAACCTAATGAAAATAAAGGTCCTGTAGTCGTTCTAATCGGTAAGCGTGATACTGGAAAATCTTTTCTTGTAAGGGACTTATTATATTATCAACAGGATATACCCATTGGGACCGTAATTTCAGGAACAGAAGAAGGAAACGGGTTTTATACTAAAATGGTGCCGAAATTATTCGTACATAATGAATATAATACTGCTATTATTGAAAACGTCTTAAAGAGACAACGTACTGTTTTAAAACAAATAAAAAAAGAGATGGAAACATATAAACGCAGTAATATTGATCCTCGCGCTTTTGTTATACTTGATGATTGTCTTTATGATAATACGTGGGCTCGTGATAAGATGATGCGGCTCCTTTTTATGAACGGGAGACATTGGAAGGTAATGTTAGTTATAACAATGCAATATCCATTAGGCATACCTCCTACCCTTAGAACAAATATTGATTACGTCTTTATTTTGAGAGAAAATTATATCGCAAATAGAAGACGTATATATGAAAATTATGCTGGTATGTTTCCAACTTTTGAAAGCTTTTGTCAAGTAATGGATCAATGTACTGAAAATTATGAGTGTCTAGTTATAAATAATAATTCAAAGTCTAACAAATTATACGATCAGGTATTTTGGTATAAAGCTGATAACCATAATGACTTCAGATTAGGCTCTAAAGAATTTTGGGAATTGTCTAAAAGTATTGGCGACGATGATGAAGAAGAAAAATATGACCCAAATGCCGTTAAGAAACGCGGTGCTGGACCTAAAATAAATGTAAAAAAAACAAATAAATGGTAAATAAGTGTTTTACAAATAAGTACAAAACACGCTTTTTATAATTTCGTTTTTAAAAATATAAAAAAATAAATACCTAAAAGAATAACCTATAATAAATAGTATAATAACATGAAAGAGTTAAATATAGTTGAACTTATTGAAAAAAACCCTATAACAAAGCTTTCAAATACATATAACAACAAATTGTTAAATAAACTCAAAGAAAAATTTTCAACTTTTGAACAACAATTATTCGTAAGTAGCTTTTACTGTTATTTAAATTATGATAAAAATATAGATTTTATAGTTGATTTAGATTACGTATGGAAATGGTTGGGATTTAAACAAAAAGTTAAAGCAACGACGTTATTAGAAAAAAATTTTAAAATAGATGTAGATTATAAAAATCTTGCTTTCCCTACAGGGAAAGCGTGTTTAGAACACGATAAATGGGGAGGTCAAAATATAAAAAAAATATTTTTGACTATTAAGTGTTTTAAGTCATTATGCTTAAAAGCGCAAACAAAAAAAGCATCAGAAATTCACGAATATTATATAATATTAGAAGATTTTTTACACGAAATAGTGGAAGAAGAAACAAACGAGTTAAAGCTACAATTAGAACAAAAAGATAATATTATTTTAGAAAAAGTAAATGTAATTATAAATGCAAAAAAAGAAAAACAACTAGCAGTAGAAAAAGCAATTATTGTTCAATTTCCTGTTAATACCGAATGTATTTATTTTGGCACGATTGATAATACAAACGAAAATGGAGAGAAATTAATTAAATTCGGTCATACAAATGATTTATTTGTAAGAATATTAGACCACAGAAAAAACTACACTAATTTTATTTTAACAAATGCGTTTCGTGTTCAAAATAAAGTAGAAATAGAAAATCTTATAAAAACTTATCCAAAAATAAAAAAACAAATGAGAAGCATTGAAGTAAAAGGTAAAAATAAAACAGAAATTATTGCTTATGATGATGTTAATTTTACTATAGAAAAATTAACAAAGTACATAAAAGATATTATTAATTCAAAGAGATATAGTATAGACAATTTTAATAGAATAATGAAAGAAAACGAAGATTTAAATAATGAAAATAAAAAATTAAAAGAACAAATACAATCTAGCAAAATAATATTAGATAAACAAACAATTGAAATAAATGAATTAAAAGAAAAAATAGAAAATAATGAAAAAATAATAGATTCTGTTAAGAGTGAAAATCAAAGTGTTTACCAAAATGTGTTATTACCTGAAGATGACTTAAACAAAAAGTTTAATGAATTTGTAAATAGCATTTGCATTGTACGTCCTGATGTAGAAGAGTTATCTGTAAATATTGAAGGACGGTATCGTTTATGGAGTCAAACAAAACCAACGAAAGAAGTTTTTCATGGATTAAAAAATTATATGGACTTTAGATTTAAACCAAAACGCATTGGCGGAAGTCACGGGTACGTAGGAATTAAATTAAAATTAGTTGAATATAAAAAAACACAAGAAAAATCGCAAGTTGAAACATTTATATTTGAAGCGTGCAAATTTTCAGATTGTGGAAAAATATTAAATTCTGTTTTATTAAGAGAATACCAAGCGTGGAAAAATTTAACTGGAAAAGAACTATCCGTTAATGATATGAAAGAAATAAAAGAATATTTAAATTCATCACCATATGCTCTGAAGGCTACTGTATGGACTGATGAAGGAAATAATGAAGGATACTATGGTTTATCATTAAAACAAAATGAATATAAACCTAAACTTATTTCATCGACATGCAAAACAGTTTATAAGAGAGAAAAGGATACGAACCAATTATTATCAACTTGGGATAGTATATCTAAGGCTGCTAACTATGAAGGTATTTCAGCTGCTAAGATGAGCCGTTATGTTAAAAATAAAATTACAATAAAAGATTATTATTATTGCACTAAATAATTTTTATTTTTATATATAAACATAAAATTTATTTTTTATTTTTATTGTAACAAAGAGCACATTGTTTTTTCCACGATTCATTTTTCATTTTTGTAAAGAATTCATCGCACGAACTACATTTTGTTGTTATTCTATTATCGACATAACATTTGTTACAACAAGTCTTCCATTTTTTCTTCTTCACGCATTTTTTTATTTTCATCTTTTAAATTTTTTTTTGGTTTCTTTCATTTTCATAATATCCTTCAGGCAAATTATTATTTCGTTCTTTTTCTTTTTCTTTATGTTCTTTAATTTTGTTACAAGTAGACTTATAATTTGCGTCTTGTTTACTTATAAGACCGTAACGATCATTACAAACGCTACCAATTTGAAAACTAATTCCAGAAAATTTATTTCTAAAAATATGAATATTTTTTATATGTTCATTACAAACACAAGTGTTTTTTTCCCCATTCATTCCAATTCTAAATCCAATACATTCAAAATCACTATCTTCTCCTAGGTTATTAAAAGCCATTTTAATGTCTTTAAATGAATTCATTTGCAATATCATATTCTCTGGATAAGATAATAATAATACAAAGGCTAAATTATCAGTTTGTGTAGGTTTTTTGTTGTATTTTATTCGAAAATACTCTGTTAATAGTTTATGATAATCTTCATATGTTTGAGGCGTCGCCAAACGACCATATTTTTCAGCATCTCTATTTTTTTTTTATAAATTTAATAGATAAATCTTTTAAATCTTCTTCTAGTTGTAAATTTGTGATTTCATATTTAAATCTTATTGAGGTCATTGTGTTATATTTAATTAAATAAAATAATGATGTAATTTTAATAACTTTTATTTTCGTTTTATTAATATAACTTTGCACATATTTATTTCAATTTTTATTTCTAAGTATCTTCAAATGTAATGCTAACAGAGTATTTAATAAAACAATAATTTTTCCACGTTGTCGGGTATTTTTGATTTAATTCGCACCAATCGAATAAAATCTTGTCATTCGATGCTTTTACAGGTAGTTGGTCCCATAATTTATATTTAAAATGAAACAATAAATTCATTATTCCCATTTCATTCGTTTTACAAAATGTATATTCATTCATAGCTTCTACCAATTGCGTTTTATTACATAAATTTAAAATATCCGTATCATAAACCCACATACAGTTTAACATATAATTAGAATCTAATATATAATCTCCATATTCAGTTATTAAATTATTAATCAATTCAGGCTTATCATAACTTAATTGACACTTAAATTTATTGGCTTCATTTATTTTACCATCTGTAGGTGCTAATAACTTACCTTTATAGTCTAGATTAAGTAAATATTTAACATTATCTAATACTCGTATGCCAGCATCCAAGAATACAACGCGTTGCCAATACCTAAAATAATCGTCGAACACGTGTAATTTTTCCCATTGGTTTAACTTGTGGATTTCTCTCTTATCCGTAGTATCTATAAATCCATCAGGTCCGATAATAGTCTGTAAAATTGTTTTATCTATCTTGTTGAACTGTACTTCAGTAATGTCATAAAAATCTTTAAAATTAGCATTTAACTGAAAATCAATTGTGATAACAACAATATCGCCATCCCATTTTCCTTTAGACCTTAAATCTATGATTGTCTTTTTAACTTTATAAAAATAATTCAAGTCTGTAATAAGAACAAAAACTGTATCTTTTTTATTTTTAATTGGTTCTTTATCTAAAACAGAATAGTAAAATTCATATTGTTCTTTTGTAATAACTTTATGAACTGTAATAGCATTATTTACATTAGCGTTTAGGTCAAGGTGAAATAAATCATTATTTATTTGTTTAACAGGAATTTCTTTTGCGATATCCTGAATCCATATTCCAATACATAAATCATCACAAAATTGTTCTTTTAAATTTATTAAAGGATAATATGCTTCGTTAATCCCGATTTTTTTTACATATTCTTTAATAAGTGAATATAAAGATTTTGATATGGCATATCCAGCTCCACCTGACATATATAAACAAAAATCGTTCTTTATATGGTCTAGTTCTTTGCCAATATAATAGTTTTCATTAGAATTATACTGAGACAACAAATTTTCTAATCTATTATGATATACAAAAGTATCATCATCTATAAATATATACCAGTCATAATTAGGAATATCCATATTATAAATAAAATGAATATACTTCCACGTTATATTTTGGGCGTCATCAGGACAAAACCATCCAAAATGCCTTTTACTTATATCAGGCATAGAAGTCAAATAATAAATATCATTTTTATCAATATATTTAAACATAGTCTCCATTTGGTATTTAACTCTTGTATCAATATATTTGTCGCAAGTTGATATAATATAACAAATCTTCATTTTATTTATTATATTATTATTTTTAAATTACTTTTTTTATGATTATTTTTT